TATGACGTTTCTGTATTCGATCTAGTCTCGGCTTCTGATAACCTTGACCGGGTTTTCAGTAGAGACTGTTGCGAGGGCGTACTTAAAGCCGCGCTCGGAACTGGTCAGATCTGGGCTTATGTTAAGATAGTCCTGAACGTAATATTCAGGAACCGTCATATCTTTATATACAAAGATAAATCTAAGGACGTTATCTTACATAACTTCATCGCAACCAATGGGTTGTTGATGGGAAACTCAGCTACCAAGGAGTGTTTAGTCCTAGTTAGCGAGATGGTGCTCAGAAGGTCTCGTATGACATCTTCTGACCTAAGAAGGAATTCCTTCTTATGGTTTGTTGCAGGAGACGACATTGCGATCTATGCAACAAAGCAATTCTTCCAACTTGTTATTACCGTATACCAATCCGTTAATGGAGTGATAAAGGTAGAGAAGACATTCTCAAACAAGATATGGGTCCCCTTTTGCCAAGGAGGCCTATTCTTAGAGGGTATTACTAAACACCACTCTAAGAGATTGGAAAAGGTGGGGTACGATCAACATATTTGTGTTGATATAGTAATGTCTAGATTACTTGTACCTTACGGGGTGGAATCTATGGACTCTAATCCAACTGCCCGAAACCCTGTTATAGGGAAGGGCGCAGCACTGAAAAAGTTGCTGGATTACTACCCCAGGAAGGAGAGAAATCCGATGATTATCAGGATGTTCCATAGGAACATGGGCTCTTCGATTCCGAAGGACCCCCTCTCTTATCTTCCAGGGACTCTCGGTGGGTATGATTTACCTCACCTCATCCCTAAGTAGGTTCTCCTTAGTAAAATACAGCAGAGAGTCCCCAACGTTATCTATCCTTTATTTGGGATGTTGATAACGGGGGAGAGAAACCCTTTGTGGCTTCTCAACCTCATGAGGCGCGCTCGCACAGGTGTGAGTGCACGTGGTTTAGAACACGCCACATTTGATCCTTTGATTCGCCAGTACGAGCAGGCATTGCTCACATCTGGCTCAAGATACCTC